CCCGATTTATAGTGGAAGATCTCCACGTCCAACCAGTTAGGAGGAAGGGGTATTAGCCCCGTCTTTCCGCTGGAAAAGGCTGCACTTCTTAGCGAGTGTTAGCCGCTTTGCGCACGTCGTTGACCGTAGGCCTTCCTGTGAGCCAAAAGCTCTTTTGGAAAACCGGAGGCTCACTTTGATTGTACCCGCCATACCAAGGGCGAGAGATCTTAGTGACCTTAGTCTCGGTTGTGCGTCGAAGGGTGAATGCATTGTTGGGTTTGGCACCCCGCAATACAGCCATCATCAGGATATTTGCGTATCCGACTTCATCAAGACGTATAACGTCGGCAACAGGAGAGGATTTAATCTCTTTCCATTGCCACTGTTGTTGGTCTTGTCGCCAAGAAACATATGGCGAACTCATTGCCAAATCTAAGGGCACGCTGTAACACGTGTCCCCCGATTCGCGCCCGGGTCGAAGGAAATCTTTCCCCCCGATGGACCGGATCCCCTCCCGTAGCTGCTCCGTAAAGAGCTCTGTGCGGTGGGACCTGAGGCAAGAGTTATGAAGCGCAAACAACTGGCGTACATCAGTCAGTCGTTCAGCTAGATGAACAGGACGAACGTCCTGGCCCTCGTACCAATCTGCTCCACACGATTCGCGGAACGGGCCCGTTATGAACGTCTTATCAACGTTCGTACGGAATCCCATATCTCGTAGTATTTCTACAACGAGTAGCGCGGTGTTCTGGCGGACAATGATGTCATCCCCGTAAACGGAGAAGTCGTCATCATCGCCAGTAAACCGCGCAGCCGCGTGGCAAACGCTAGCGAAAATCAGCGTCTGGAGTGGAAAGCAAAAACCATTGCCCATGCTGCAAAACTTCTCGTATTGATGAACCGAGTTGTCAGGTAGCATATAATGAGTGGCACGAAGCTCCGAAAGGAACTCATACCACTCCGGGGGAAGGCATGACTTGACAACCTCGGACGCTAAACTATCCGAGGCAGCTGCCAAGTCAATCGTTACATAGGGATTAAATGACTGACGGCTCCCCAGCTTCGCAAGTTGCTGGTTTGTCGT